GCCGTCAATCTCCCTTCCTATTAGAAAGGAGTTCTCCACCTTAGTTTCATGTCGACGACTAAGGGACGTCCTGAATGCGTTAAGTGAGTTGGATCCTCGTTAGAGGTCAACAAACACTTCAGCAGACTACCAACCTCAGATGCCTCGTTACGAGGCACCTTCGACTCAAGCGTAAACCCTCTTACAAGAGGGCGATGCATAGAGTCGAACCGGACTTTACTTTGTCCGGTAGTTCGACGACCAACCCGTTCGGAGTATATAACTCCGACAGGTAGGCACGACTCTCTACCGAGCAACGGTGAAGTTGTCCCAACGACGGGATAATACCCATGTAACAGAGTATTAAGCTCGCCGTCGAGATAAGAAGCAGTCCGCCACAAACCGCGCCAATAAACTTGGTTACGGAACGAGACGAGACCTGCAATCTGCTGTGCATTCCCATGTTGCGGCTCCAACCACTTTCGGTATCGGATAATTGTTACGTCCGTGCCGGCATAGTAGTCACCGCCACAAGACTCTCTGAACAAGCCTGTCCAGAAAGACTTGCTGACATTAGTCTTCCACCCTAAACGGGCGAAGACGTCAACAACATGAGCGACACAGTCTACGGGGACAATAATATCATCCCCGTAGACACGCACTTTCCCCCGATAAGACATCACGTCTTTTCGGGTGAGTAACTGTCGAGAACCCTCCTCGAGCAATTTCTGCTCGATCCCTACGAAGATGGCAGTAAGAAACGCCATTGCTTCAATAGGGAAACAGAGGGCTGATCCCATGGACGCGAACTTCGCCATCCTGATTGACAACGGAAAACCCGTTTCAGGATGACGGAACTCAGCAAACTGTGACCTCGTGGCAGTAAGAGCTTCCCTGAAACTAGGGAAGTTCTTACCCAAAGCGAGAGCTTGCTTAAGGGAAACGCGATCACTAGCCTCACTCATATCGAGTGTAGCTAGGCTCCCATCGGAGCTGCCCTTCCGGGCAAGATCACGGTTAGGAAGCTGATCAGTAAAGCCGATCAGCTCCCTAATCCAAGAATTTTCAATCGCTGGAACAAGAGTCCCAGCAATAGCTTGCTGCATCCACTGCATTGAAGCAGGTTCAGCAGCAATAATTCTTGGTGCCTTTAGCGTCTTGGGAACCATGAGAACCCTACTCGGGATCTCATGATTCTCATCGGCGAAATCGACACGGTATACACGGGCATAATGCCGTGTATTCGGGATCCCCCACTCGGTGTAACTGAATGAGTTCTCCAAACGACTCGGCCAGTAAACAAGATCGAACTTGGCGTTTCCGCGAAGCCGATCTGCAACTGCACCGGGACCATGTTTCGGTCTGATTGAGCCATCGTGGATTTTATTCTCCACGATAGATAACGGCTCAGCAAACAGAAGAGAAGCAATACGGGCAAAGTCGTCAAAAACTTCGTCCGTTGTTCCATTGCTAACTCCGATTTCATGATCTGTGTTGAAGAAGTCGTGGAAAGCACGAACCTGGCGCTCTTTTGAGCACTCAAGTTCGACTTTCCCGAACATGCCAGTTAACTGGCGAACTGCGTAGACAGAGTCTACCAGTCCATCTTCAACTTCTCGCAGCACCCCAGCGTCATCAAATACGTGCTGAAGGAAACCTCCTAAGAATAGGGGGCGGCCTGCGCTATCGCACTTAAATCGTGCAAAAGCGCCGTCAGCAACCTTGCCCTCGTCAAGACTTCTTTCGAAGTCTTTACAGAAAGCAGGTAGGGTAATCGTTAAAAACGATATACCCTCATTTTTGACGCGCCTAGAGACCGTCACAAAGTCTCTAGCAGTGCTTGTGTGACATACGCTGGCAAGTTCATAGGCCAGCCTACGCCAGAGGTTTAATTGGCTTTTCATTAACGCCCCTTCCAGGGGTGGTTAATCCAAGTCCAACGAACCCTCAGAACAGACGGACTGCACAACGCAGTTCCGCAGAGCTCAATTCTCGCCGCCCAAAAACTGGGCGACGCGAGCCCCGG